CTTCCTTACTCTTTTTAAATTTAGATATATCAAATTTAGCCATCTTATTCTACCTCCATGATATTCGACATTTCTTCTATCTTATTGAGTGATACAATGATCATGTAAGCATACGCATATGCATGAGATTTCTTAAAATAGGCTTTTCCATTTCTCGGTTTACGGTATAAGTTTGATCTTACTTTTTTAGGATTTTGAAGATATTGATCAAATAGGTTAATCTTTCCCGGCCTAATTAATGAAACCACATCAGCAAGCTCATCGACAGATTTAGGCTGAACTTGTCTGAGAACATCCAAGTGTTTATTCAGATGAGGGAGATGTCTAACATATTCTTCTTTTAAAAACAGATCCCATTTCGGTTCTTTGTTCATTAAACGATGAAGCTCTTCTTTTGATTGAATCCCATCGTAAACACGATTAGATAGAAGGTCCAACTTCTGAAATCCTAAGCGTTCCATTGTTTCATAGTCAACAGCACAAAGACCTGTATGAGGATCAACAGGAACATCCATTAAGTAGTAACCACAAGGATGAGGGGTTATTTGGTCATCCTTGTGTATTGCTGCTCTCACGCCCACAGAAGCTTTATTTGTATTCGATGGAACGTCGATATCGATATCAAATAACATGTTTTACCTTTGAAAGTTAGATACTACACGATCTATCTGTTCCTCATTTAAATACTTATCAAGATCACCAAACTTAGATTTAAACGTTTTTACCGTTATGTCACCACGCTCAAATGCTCTTATCAAGAATAATGGTTCTTCAGTAAGCCGCTGTTCATAAGAATCCATGAATGCTTCTTCGTCGTTCCATTCTGGATTCTTCCGTCTAAACTCAAAAAATTCCCTCAATGTCTTATTTGTCATAGCATTTTCGAGAATCCATGAAACATTATATTTCTCAAACCTCGCTTCATTGTAAACGTAATAGAAAAGTGGATCAACTCGATTGGTTTTGCAAAATGACACAAATAAAGCGAGTTTGTCATAGAAAGGTATCTGTTTAAGAAATGTATCACCAATTGACTCACGATTATAGATAATCTTTGTAATTTCCTTCATCACTCGCTCGATATCAGAACCATCTAAGATATCCCTTAAAGAATAACACTGTCTTTTATCAAGATGGTTTTGTAGATTTTTCTTTCTCTTATACACTTTTAAACAAACGGGACACCAATATCGATTCCCATCAAACGGAATCGGTTTATTAAATACTTCTTCGATGATATCTTTCGACATACATCACCTTTGAATTAATGTTTCAAGTTCGGTTTCTGGTATCAAGTTTACTAAATCTTGGGCTTCATGTAAACCGTACCCTGCATCCAACAAGGGCTGTACATACTTAGACTTTTGAGTAGCGTTTGGTTTCTTGAATTGATATTTTGTTTGGTCATACCCACCATTAGCGACACAAAGAAGAAGATAGATTAAAGTAGTATGTTGTGTTCCCAATGAAAAGACAAATGGATTAACGAATGAGTTTGTTAGAATAGTGTGGATTTCTTGATTTTCTTGCGCACCCTTAACCCATAACATCAAAACGTATGGTGAAAGATCTTTGACTTCTTCCTCCGAAAGATTGAGGAAGAAGTCAAAGTCTTGATTGTTCATGGCCTTTAATGCTTTAAATAAATCAACCTTTTTACTCATGCAAAATCTCCTGCTTAATACTATAGAGTAAACTCTTCATCATCAACTCTTGATCTGCTACAAAGGATGAGCGATAAAGATGATCAGCAATCATCACCACAATCGTTTCTTTGTGGTCATCTGGAAATTGGTTGATATTTTCGTAAATAGCTCTATAAAATTCGTCTTTATTTTCATTTGTGATATGTTCAACAAGAGGCTCCAATTTCCAAAGATCAAAACCATCATTAGACCAGATATTCTTCCATTCTTCAGATGCTTCCGTCACGCCCTTCGTCTCTGCATCTGGTGGTTGAAGAGCGCCGTCTTTAGTTGCCATTTGAACGGAAACCAACGTCTTCCTGATATCTGGATAATTTTGAAACACATGGTCGAAAAGTGTATCAGGATCGCATTCGATGTTTTCTTTTTGAAGGACATTATAGACCAACGTAGCAATGTGTTCATAATGCTCTTCTTCCGATCCATCGAATGCAAATTCAAAGACCTCACAACGACTCTTGATAGGTTCAGAAACTTTTGAGATGTAATTACAAGTAAAAACAAACGCCACGGCGTCACCATAACGATCAATGGTATGACGCATCGAATCCTGAATGAGTGCATTACGACCGCGCTCTCCACGATCAAATTCCTCAAACAGCACAACCTTGAAAGGGGATGATGCTGGCATTGTGGAACAGAACTTTGCAACATCCCCATCTTCTTTCAAATGATCTTGTTTGATGGTCGTACCATTAAGAACGAGAATATCAGATTCTTCGATACCAAGTTCATTAAACAAGGTATATGCTAAACTCGATTTGCCTGTTCCCGGTTCACCAGCCAAAAGAACGTTAGGGATAGATCCTTGTTCCTTGTAACTATTAAACCTTCTCCTAAGAGTTTCGTCTTTAAAGACGTAATCATCAAATGAAACGGGTGCATGCTTTTTATACCATACGTTATTTAACACTGGTCCTCCTTAATAATAAAATCAAACTTTTACGTCGCCTAATCTCTTTATGTATTCTTAATCTTAACCATTTAGGATACCATCGTAAAGAAGTGTTTGTCGCCAGTCTCTTTGCTCTGAACTCCCGTATTGGTTTAGATCAATCTTTTCAGATTCATCTCCCGTAGTCCACTTATCCCCCAGCATGAATGGGCGGGCTTTAAATGCATGCCACTTTCCATCAGCGTCCATAGCTTTAAACGGATAACGATTTGAAAAACTATTCATCACCAACCTCCAAATTTAAAATAAAGACCTTTTAAGCGGGAATTGTTTCTTGTTACTAATTGTCTCAATAACGATTGAATACGATCCGCACATCTGCCCACTTTTCAATTGCTAGGGTCAAATCCAAGATGTTACCATAGATATTGAATACTTTGTTTTCGTTTTTTAATGAAAAGGGTTTAAAATAAGCCATTACGTTATAAATCCAAATAAGAAGTTCCCCGGTTAAGTAAAGAACTGGGGAAGCAATAAATGCGATTGGTTTACGAATTAGATACTTCATTATCAACCTCCAAATTTAAAGTAAATGCTACGACTGAAATCCGTCCAGACTGACATGACCTTTCTTTCGATTGGTATGCAACATTTTTGATTGGATGTTGGGGTTAGCAGAAATAGAGCCCCCTCTAGATTAGACTAGAGGGGGCTTTGTGTCAATTCTTACTGACCCTTTTTCATCTTTTCGCGCAACCGCGCACGAAAATCATCCTTCGAGTCACCAGCATCATCGGATTCAGTGGTTTGTGCTGATTCTGACACTTCTTGCGGTGGTTCGGTAGACTGTGAAGCTGTTGGAGCAGAAGACTCCTGAACTTGTCTCTGAACGGTATCACCGCTCACTGTCATAGAATCACCAGCACCAGTAAGCTTATTGACCCACTTATCAAACCATTCCTGTGCCTGTTCTTCAGTCACAGGTTCGGGTACGTAGCGTTCGCCCTTTGGACTCTCTACTTCACTAAGAGTCCATGGTTGAATAAGACCAGCATCAATAGCCTGCATCATATCATCGCTTGGTTCGTAAATGGATTCACGGAAATACGAATGTTCATACCCCGGATTTCCATTTGAAGATTTAGTCTTTTTAAGAACAAGCATATGTTCTTGAATATCGTTCTGGATGATACCTTCATCAACCGACTCATGAAGCTTGTCAAAGACTTTAATCGGAAGCCAGATTAGATGAACTAAGGTATCTTCGCCGTGATCTTGGATTTCGATTGAACTATCGATCACTACACATTGAGCAAGAACATAAGTCTTCTTACTAAAGTGTTGTGACAGTGGGTTACCGTTCTTATCCAACTTTCCTTGCTGGTAGAACTCATATGCACCTAAACAAATAGGACAACTGGCTTTGTTTTGGTTTTGGTACCGACAAGGAAATGAATCAATCTCCTGTGAATACGTGCCATGGCGGGTCCACTTATGATAATAATTCCCTTCAGGATCAGGAATAAGAACAACCTTCATGGAATCGCCAAAATCCAGATCGTAGTAGTTTAAGAAACGCTTATCGGGAACGAAGTTAGAGCCACTACTACTATTGTCTTCACGGAGTTTTGCCTTTAAGTCTTCGACGGAACGGTTGGTTTTTACAAATGCCATAGTTTTTTACCTCTTTTTACAGTTTACTTACAGTTTTTTAAACCCTTACGATTTTATTACAGTTTTGTTTCTTTACATACCTACCTCCTTATTTAGGCTTCTTCTAATAGGTATTTTCTACTGTACGATTGGTGATAGCGCAAAGGAAAGATTATTCACATACATAAACATAATTCCTTTTGATGTCACTTTAATATCACAGCACTTATCGTCATTAGAAAGACGAATACCTTCTCGACATAGCGCTGTAAATCTGCCGATACTCCATTGATGACTCCATCGTTCTGAACTTCCACCATGATCACCATCAATTAGATCTTGAAATAGATCACCAACATTATCGTCCTTAATGTTGAGCATTACTTCATTGCCAGTAAATGAAAAATTGATGGTGGAAATCTTATTGTTACCTTTCTTCATAGCGGCAATAGATTGAGCAATGTCTTTATATTGTTCTGTTTTAATGGTTGATTCAAACACAACATTGTCTTCGGGGAACTTAAACCGACGAATGAGGCTAGGGTTACCAAGATAAACCACTGCCTTGCGGTTCCCCCACTTCAATTCAAAACTCTGATAAAAATCATCTTTCTCTTGAAATGTCACTTTCGTATGGTTTAGATCAAACAATTCTGTCCTCGCCAAGAATTGTGATACATTTCGAATGATCATTGTCTTCTCAATACCAACATCTTCAATATGATCATCAAGAAAAACCGTTTGTTCTGGGTCCATACCTTTTAGAAGTGTCTTCCCTTGATCAGGTTCCACCTTAATCATTTCGATGCCACTAGCATCAACTGTTTTTAAATAACTTGTTAGACTTTTTAAATCCATCGTCCCTCCTATTCGACTGAAAATAGATTGTTCGTATGATTAACCCGATACGATGCTTGATCCCACTCCATAGATTCAAGATAGTTATTCAGGGATTTAAATACCTTTTCCCATTCTTTATCCCAATCTACCGTGTAATTGTACACAAATTCTGGAACCCTGTCAACGTCAACCGGAAACGCAAGCGATTTAATTCCGTCACTGTCTTTCACATAAAAAAACTTAACCTTATCGCCAGAACGAATTTCTGGATCATTGATATCCCTAAGATCATTATAATTCATTGCTGCCTGAACACCAACAGGAATTTTTTTATCTCCTTTAGCATATTTGTATAACGTTTTTACTGATGTTGGCGTCGCGATATCTTCTAATGATCTTGTCCTGAAGTCTCTTTTGAAATCCTCAATAAGATCTAATGCTGCATCTCTTGTCCCAATATCGAGGATACACTTACACAATTTATAAAGGTATTCTCTAGTCACATTGGACGATGAAGTCTTCTTAATCTCAAGACCCATAATCTTTTCTTTGTTATTAACTCTCTCGCCTTCATCATCAACAATGTATTGAAAGTATTTTTTCTTTGATTGGAAGAAAGCTCTGGAGAAAACCGTTTCTCTTTCTGTTTTAATCCAATGTGTATTGTCATCAGGAACATTAAAGACAGATTTGAGAAAATCGGGGTACTGTTCATTAATCATTTCAGCAACGGCATCCCCAAAGCTAACAACTTCATCTACATTAGCATCTTCGTCAAAAATGCTTGAAGCGTCTATTCCGACACTATCTGTATCTCCGTATAAAATATGATCCATCGGAACTTCGATCATTTTTGGTGGATCTTTGTTTATATCAAAACTGTAGATTTTTTCTGTCATACATCACCTTTATATGCCTCAATTGCTTTTTTAGCAATGATTGCCTGAAAGCGATTAATATGTTGTCCAGTAATCGTGATAGATTGCCCAATATCCGTATCAAAGAATCGTGATCCTTTATTCGTCATGCAACCATAAGTTGAATTAGCCAAAAGCTTATAGGCCAACTGATAAATGTTATATCGACTTCTATCTACGTCGTTATCAGCCTCACCCATTTTCTTCTTGAATGTCTTTCTAAGACTAAGAAGAGATTTAATGTATTCAGGAATCACACCTGATTGGTCTGATCTAAAGATTGATCCATTTGCACTAATAGTAAGACCTTCATCGAAGATAAGGTCACGCAATTCTGATGCTTTGATGTGTAGTGTTTCTTTTGTAATCTTTTCTTCTACCTCAATCATATCATCTGTTCCTTGAACAACTTTATAGAAATCGTCCTGTTTTCTCATACACTGGAAAATAAATGTTTCCGGTGAAATGTTCAAAGCACAGATAGTAGAAGGATACAATGATGAAAGGTCACTTGTAAACCCCCATGCACTTCTGCCTTTCTTCGTAGGAAACACATAGGCACCTTGGATCTTACTATCCTTACTGTTTTCTTGTTTGTTTGGAAGAATAACCGGGTTCTCTCTATCATAATGACAATAGTTTCGAATACCCATCTCAATCTGTTTCACGGAACCTAGAACATCTTTATATCGAACGGTTCCCAAACGTCCCATCTGAATAGCAAGATCAATATGTTGCTTTTTTTCATCAATCCATTTTAAGATTTGTGTGTCAACGAGTGAGTAACGGAAGAAATTCTCTGGATCATTCTCATAAAAGTCTTCCAGTGTTCCATCGTAATCAACCTTCATGTAATCGGTGCCAAGCTCTTCTTCTGCGATCACATCCAATTTATAACTCATCTTGTTGCCTTCAAAGTTTTTATACAATTGAAGCATATCAAAATGAGCGCGCCCAACAAGATCATACTTTAGACGCTCATTCCCAAAATCATCAGTGATCTCACGTTCAAATGCTGGATGATTGTTCCTACACAGTGCGCGTAATGCAAAATCTTCATTAGTTAAATACCGGATACGATTGATCAACATAGGAATATCATATCCTTCACCGTTCCAATCTGCCAATGCATCAACGCCTTTAATTGTTGAAATAAAATCATTGAGCATAGTCAATTCATCATCATGACGATGATGAACGACTTCAAGACCTTCAAAAACGTCCTTGAGATCATCTATCTTTGAAGGGTGAAGATAGAACATATGATAACGATTTTCAAACTTGATAAACAAAGATATAGAAAGGATCTCTCCATGTGGGTCATATGGAGTCGGGTAACCTTTTCCGCGTGTTAAGCGGGGATGAACCTCAATATCATAAAAACCAATATTCATTGGTTCGTTTGGATTAAATTTGTAGAAGTTATCGGAGAGATATTTATACTCTGGTCCAATATCAGATTCAAAAAGAACAGATGCACTTTTGGTATCGATAAAATCACGATACTCCCAAAACTTATCAAATGTAACTTTACTCAATCTATCGCCAAAGATAGATTCATATTCACCTTCTGCACTTTTAACATAACAGTATAAAGGAAGCTTATCCCGCTTATGGACAAGCTTCCCATTCTCTCTATACCATACTTCTACATCGTTTTTACTTTTTTTCACATCAATATACGACATACATGTCCTCTTATTACAATCTTTTGTATCAGGTGCTTTCTGATTGTCGTAATTGCCGCATTCAACACTTTGCGCGAGAAACCCCCTCCCATTGGGGAGGGGCTATTAGCGTTTCTATGCTTCAAAATCTAGTTGCCTCAGTGATAATCTTGCCGCAATTTCGGCAACGTTGTTGCTGAAAAAAAGTTCCTTCAAAATCGTGTTCACCACTAAGAGTGATACTAAAATAGTCTTTTGTATCCTTTTTCTGCATCAATTTTACAATCAATGAAGGTTCAGACCACTCTGCGAATGGTTCCCAAAAATGAGCACACTCCGATGATTCTTCTGATTCTTCTGGATCAAAGTCATTATCGTGTGACGCATTCGCACCGAGAAACGTATTATTGACCCAATGTGGATCAACATCGGGAGGATTAATATACATCGATTTTTCCCCAAAAGCAATGTAAGGGGCAGCGATATCGCTGCCCATTTGCTGATCTGCTTTACTAAACTTACGAACGAAGTTCTTCAATGATTGCAGAAATTTCATCAAGATTCTCCTGCTCTTCTTCAAGTGAGTCCTTATGAGCAATAGTAATTGCTTTTCTCATCTTCTTCTTGTCGATTCCGAGTTCATCGGAA